GTATTTTCTTTTAATGCAAAAATAGTTGTTGTTGTTAAATAATAATCAGATAGGAAAAAATCAGCAGCTATATTTGTTTCACTTCCTGTTGTTTCGTTTCTTAAAACAATAGTAGTAGCTTTTAATTCACGTGGAATAAAGCTAAATGTTTGTGCAGTTTCTTGTTCTTTTAAAATTATCATAATCTATTTTATTTAATAATAAATTTAACGTAGAATTGTTTTAAAACAAAAAAGGCATACTAATTAAAGTACACCTTTTTAAAAAACAAACAAAACAAATATTATGCTACAGTACCTTCAACAATAGAAGCAAGTATTCCTGTAGTTAATGGTCCAGTTACAAAGTTTGCAGGTATTTTTTCCATACCTTGAAATTCCATTTTGTAAGATGAAGCATCGCCCATTGCAGCACCTGTAGATATAGTAGCAGTTACTAAATCCATTCCTTTAGTTAAACCTGCCATAAAGAAATTACCGTTGTTATCTTCAACAATAACTTGTGGACGTCCATAAGCTAAAAGTTTAAGTTGTTTATGGTCAGCAATAGTTAATTTTTTAATATCCAAAGATAATTTTTGGTCTACAAAAGTAGTTCCATTGTCTCTTGAACTTGTTACAGTTTGTTCAAAAGTAGAAGTTCCTTTTAATTCATATTTGTAACCAATTGGTGTACCACCTAAAGCAGTAATTACATCCTCTTGTCCTGCAGTTGCAGAATATGTTACTGTTGTAGCATCACCCCAATTAATGAAGTAAACTGCTCTTAATCCACCCAAACTGTCTTTACATTGTACAGCTCTTCCTAATGATATATCGCAAGGCATAATTTTATATTTTTAAAGTTAAAAAAAAGGGTAGGCAATTTTACCTACCCCATATTTAGTATTATAATTTAGATTATGCAGTTGGTGTGTAAAGTACAATTTCAGAACCTACACCATATTGAACTGCAGCAGTAAATCTCATTACTACTCTTACATTTTGTGAACCATCGATGTCAGCTAAATCAATTACTTGAACTTCGTTTTGGTCAGATAATAAACCTGTTCCAAAGTATAAGTTAGATTTTTGAGCAGCAATAGCAAAATCATTTGTCATTCCGTTACAAACAAAGATTTTAACACCATCAAAAGAAAGTGAACCATTATTGAACCATTGTGTACCTTGTGCGTTTGTACCGTTAGCACCTAAACCTGATGCTCCAAATCCACCTAAAGCACGTACATAATCACGAGCAATAGATTGAGAAACGTATAAATACAAATCTTCTTTTCCGTACAATGCAGCAGGGATAGCATCAACGATTTTTCCAAGTTCAGCAACTACATTAGCAGCAGTTACACCACCAGAAGCACCAGCTACATCAATAACAGTAGCATCAGCAGCAGCAAGAGTTAAGAATCCGTCAAATTCTCCAGCGTTAGCAGTAACACCTTTCCAAATGTTTTGTTCTGTTTTTTCAGCAACTTTAGCTACAACGTGAGACAATAAGAAATCAGCAAATGATGGAGGCAAAGTGTCAAATGCAGAATATCCCATTTGAATAGCTTCCCAATCAGAACGGAAATCTTTTTTACAAAGTTGTAAATTTACTTGAAATTCTTCAGGAGTAATAATTCTTTCTGTAAGAGTTACAGTAGATGTAGCATCAAAATCACAAGTTGCATTTTTTACGATAGCATCTGTAGCGATTCTTTTAATTACTTCTTTAAAAGCAATGTTTGGTTTAACTTCAATACCACCATTAGCGATAGTTGAACCTGATAATAATGCAGCAGAGATATATTTTCCTGCAAATTCTCCTGCATAAGTAGTAGTAATACTTGTTGTAGTAGCCATAATTTATTATTTTTTAATTAAAAAGTTTTGCCATAACTATATCTTGTGTAGTCATTTGGCGATTAGTTGATATTTTATTTATTCTTAATTCAGATTTAACTTCTGGTGAATGTGTTAATGGTTCAACAACAACATCAGAACTTAATTCTTCTTTTACTTCTTTTGCTAATTTTAATTCAGCAATTTCAGTACGTAGTTTTTCAATTTCAGAAAAGAACATTTCTTTAGAAACTGATTCAACAATTCTTTTAGGAGTTGCTACTGTTTCAGCTTGTGCTTCAACCTCAACTTCTACTTCAGCTTCAGGAGATTCTTCTTCTACAATGGCTTCTTTAATTTCAGCAATAACACCTTCAACTGCTACAACTAAAATCATTCCATCTTCAAGTTCGTATTCTCCAACAGGTACAGGAATTCTATCCTCACCGTTTACAATAAAAACATTGTTATCCATTTCAAAAGCATCTGCTTCTATAACAGTAACTCCATCTTTAAGTTTCATTTGAGCAAGTTTTACTTCCATACCCAAAAGAGTTTTAATTTCGTTAATTACATTCATATTTACTTATTTACTTATTATTAAAATACACTATATAATTTTGAAATATTTGAAAGCACAGAAGGAGTATTTTTAACTTCTATTTCAGATGCTTTAACACTATTCAAAAATGGAGCAGGTAATTCAACACCTAATTCTTTAGCTTTTAAAATTATTTGATTACCTATTACAGATGCTTTTTGCCAATCTGCTAAATTACCTTTAAAATCATTAGAAGCTTTTGCTAAATTATCTACTAAAGTTGTTGCGATTTTAGCTTGTTCATTATTAGCTTTATTATATATTTCTTTAAAATCATCAATAGCAGCCAAATCTACTTTTTGAGAAGCTAATTCTGTTTTTCCAAACAATGCTTTGTTTACTAATTTTTCAGTTGTCATACTATTTTTTTTATATTAATTATTATTATTTATTTTTGTTATAAATTACGAACTTACACTTGTTATAACTCTTGCCGTATTTGTGTTTGTAATTGTACTTGTTTGTTGATTAAAAGTAGAACCTATTCCTTGTTCTGTTAATTCTCCTTTCCAACACTTTTGTGATTATATTCCTTCTTTTCATAACCAACCTCTATTACCACCTTTTGGTGAACTTGTTTTATTTCCCATAATTTTATTTATTAATTTCAGCATTAGTTATTATTGATTTTATTTTATCTATTAATTCTTGTTCTTTTGCTATTTGTAAACTCATTTCTAATTTGTCGCTGAAATATCCTTCGATTGAAAATCCTTTAACCTTACCTGTTTTTACAAAGTCATTCCATATAGCATCATTATTAACTTTCATTGATACCATCCAAGTTCCTACAGGAGCATTTAAACCATACTTTTTAGATTTATCCATTTCAGTATCTTCAACTATCCAAGATTCAACTACTGATAAATCTTTTAGTTTTTTATCGTGTTCTAATGTTGCATTGTTTTGATTGCTATTCATTAAGAATAATTCACTTGCTTTTCTTACCGTATCTTCTGAAAAGAAAATATAATATTCATCATTACCATTCTTTCTGTAAATGTTTTTATTTGGTATTAATGCAGCACCCATTAAAATCTTCTTTTCATCGTCAACTTTAGCAAGTTCTAAATGTTCGCTTAATGCTACGAAATTGGACTCTATGGCAGGAAATTCAACGATTGACACCGCTTCTATTCCGTTTAATTTTTCAGATTCGTCTATAATTAATTCAACTATTCGCATATTCTTTTTTTATATTATAATTAATTTATATTTATTTTGTTTATCCTATTGAAGCACTTGAAACTATGTTTCTATCTAAACTTTGTTGTGTTGTAACATCATTAGCTACTACATAAGCCTTTATAGGTTGTTGTTGTTGATTGCCTATTGTTTGTGCTAATTGATTTGTAGAACTTGCACCTACTACGTTAAATGATGGAGCAGCAGGAGCAGATGCACCACCACCACTCATACTTGGAGCTGAACCAGCACTTGCACCTTTTACTTTTGTTAACGCAGCTTTTATTGATGTTACAATTCCAACAGCAGTTGCAGCATATCCAATTATTAATGGAATATTTTGTGGAAATCCAACAGAAGCAGTTGTAGCAGCCCCTTTTGCAATATCTACACCTGCACCTGCAGCAGTAATAGTTGCTTTAGTAGCAGTATCCTTTGCGTGAAATAATGTTGATTTAATACTCATTACCATTTCTTGTATAGCTAATGCTTGTTTAGCTAATAAAACAGCTTTACCCATTGCAGTTTCAGCTCCAAATATTCCTTGTAAATCATCTAATGCTTTTCTTTTAATTGCTATTTTTTCTTCTTCTAAAGATTTTAATTTAGCAGCTATTTCAATTTCATTTGTAGTTAAAGAATTATTTATTTCTTGTTTTTTAGTTGCGTATTCTAATTCAGCATCTACTCTTGCTTGAGTTCCTAAAGCAGAACTATCTATTTTTAATTGTAATCTTTCAAGTTCAATTCTTTTTTCTTCTTCTAAATTTAATCTTTGATTTTCAAGTCTTTTTAATTCATCAGTTTCTAAACTTTCATTAAATTTCTTTTGTTCAATAGCTAAAGCATTTAAACCTTCAACTTCAGATTGTCCTAAAGCTATTTTTTCTTTTTGTAAAGAAATACTATTAGATATTTGCTCACTTCTTAATCCTTCAACTTGAGCAAGTACTCCTTCTTTATTTGCTAATGCATCTGTAACTGCTGCTTGATTTTCTATGCTTTTATTCATAGCATAAGTAGCTCTTGCTGCCGCTACTTGTAAATCAGCTTGAGCCAACATTGCTGCTTGTTGTTTTTCTAATACACCTTTTAATTTATCATTGGCTTTTATTCTGTCATCAATAGATAGTAAATCATTATCTCTAACTTGTCTTAATTTTTCAGCTTGTCTATCATATTGTTCTACTAACCTACCTTGTTCAGCAGCTGCTAATATTGCAGAATTTTGAAGTTTAACATTTGCTTCAGATGCTTTAAAAGTTTTTACTGCATAATTACCAATAGCTTCAGCAGCATCTCCTATTGCTTTTTTACTTCTATCAACTGTATTATTAACTCCTGTTAAAATATCAATAGATTCTTTACCTGCTTGTTTAACAGAATCCATTGCACCTGCAAAATCACCTTCAAATACTTTCTTTAATGCACTACCTAAATATCCAACTGTATCTAAAAATGAATTAAATCTTTCTATTAAATTTTCTTTAATTAAATCACCAAACTTTTGTAAATATTTTGTTGGGTTTTCAAATACATCTTTAAATATTTTAACAACAGATGGAAAATTATCCATCACAAATCCAATCAAATCATTAAATGCAATAGACAAAGCGCCAATAGCAGTATTAAATAAATCAACAACCTTTTGATTTTTACCTAATATTTCTTTAAACATATTAAAGGCTTCCATAACTAAACCAATACCAATGGCTTTGACTGCTAATCCCATTCCTTTAAAACCATCTGCTAAAGATTTAACACCACCTTCTGCTGATTTTGTAGATTTCTGTATTTCTTTAATATCTTTTGATGTATCTTCAAAGCTATCAGATAATTTTCTTACCTGTTTAGTTACATCAACAATATTGTTTTTAATCTCTATATTTACTACCTTATTTTCCATTCTCTTTTTATTTGTTTAAATGCTTGTTTCCAAGTTGTTGGTCTTTGGTACTTTCCTTTAGCTATTTCAATCAATTCACTTTGCCCGTAAAATTCATCTAATGCTAATAAATCTAAAATGTGCTTTATCATAATTTTATATTTCTTCTATTGGTGGATTCCATTCAGGTGTTAAAAGAATATTTAATATTTCTTCGTATGTATAAGAACCTTCTTTTGTTGTTAAAGATTCTAAACTAATAGGTGTTTGTTCTCCATCCCATTTAACAAATGTTTTTGTTCCGTCTAATGATTTCCTAACTGTTTCTATTGATGTTTCACATACTTGTGTAAAATCTATTTTAGATAATTCTTCAGTATTAAAAATCATAAATTGTCTTTGATTATAATCCATATCTTGCTTTTGTTGAGTTAAAGTTTTGTAATATTTCTTCTTCTAATAATGCTCTATTGTATACTTGTACTGATGCTATATCACCCTTATATGGTGAATTAAATAAAGAATTATTACCTATATAGAATGGATTTGAAGCGTATGGTGTATTTAAATTGTTTGAATATAAGTAGGTAGAAGCAAATAGTATCCCATTAATATAAATATTATCTTCATTTCCGCCTGTTAAACTCCTGTTTACTGTAACTGATAAATTAATCCAAGTATTGGGAGCAATAGTAGATGTAGATTCAATAGCACTAATATCTGATGTTAAAGCTCCATCTCTGTCATCTATTGTTAATTTATTTGATGGTGTAATATAAATAAATAACGAATTATTTGCAGTTGTTCCTCTAAAATCAAGTAGAAAACGCTTTTCAGTTGTTGAAATTGACGAATATTTAAACCACATATTCATTGTAAATTCAAAGGAGTTTAAATTAACCGTAGGTGTAACCACATAGTCATCAATACCATCAAAAACAATACTACCACCATTTGCAGAATTAAAAGTAGGCCCATTTACAAGTGTTCCATCATTACTATATTCACTTAAATCATTCCATAATGTTCCTGTCCCTGTATAAGATTTTGTGTTTCCAGCATCTAAATTTAATACAATATCAGTATCAGGTACTTCTCTATTGTCTGTTAGCAATTCAAATTGAACTTCTCCTGTTGTTAAATCAGTTGTAAAGGTATTAATTAAATATCTTTTGTCTCTTATAACAAGCCTATCGTTTAATTTAAGAGTAGTTAATAATGATGTTGGTAATATCCCACTAACTTTAATTAATCTTGCTTTAGAATCAAATATATTAGCTAAATAGTTTTCATAATATTGTTGATATAAACTACTGGTTATTACTTCATTTGTTAATGTAGATTGTTGTTGATTAAAATTTAATGAATATGTATCTATTATTGTTGGAAAATCTATTTTCCTATATTCTTGACCAAATGCCTTGTAATCATTATATGCTACTCCATTTCCAGATGGTAATGTAGAAAAATAAAAAGTATTAGTATTATAAACAGTTCCTTCAGGAAAATAATCATATAATATAACAGGTTTAGGAATATACTTTTGTAAATCTGTTTTTAAAGCATAACCTACTTGTAATTTATCTTGTAAATTATTAAAGTTTAAATTTTCAAATGGTAATTTAATATTATATTCATCACCATCATTTTGAGTATTATAAAATAACGAACCGTACTCAATACCATTTGCAGACATAAAACCAACATTAACTAATGAATCACTTTTCTCATATTCAAAGTTTATTTTTTTATAAGTTTTTACTCTGTTTAAATTAACACTATCTGACTTAATATATTTTGTAATATCTCTAATTTGTCCACTTGTGTAATAGCTTTCTAATTGTTCAACTGTATAATTTACTCCATCAGTTGAATAACAAGTTAGATTAAACATTTTTAAAATTCCACTAAAAAAATCTTCTATTTTAATTTCTGGGAAATATTCAACAATTGAAATATTTGAAGTAATTGTTTGTGCATCCATAGTTGCAGAAGCAGAATATGGATTTATAGTAATTGGTTTTACTTCAATTTTACAAATAAATTGAAAAGATTGATTTGTTTCTATATAAAAAGAATGTTTTGTTTTCCAAACTGGAGTATTAAATTCTTTAACAAATGTTCCTCCACTATTTACAACATAAGATGTATAATACACGTCATCTCTATATGATTTAATAGTATAAGGCACAGAAGTATATCCAGCTTGTGGAGTAATAGTAATTTTATTTAATCCTTGTATTGTACGTGTATACGAATTATCTGTTAAATCTACTGTTACGCCACTAACACTTTCTAAATTTCCTTTTGTAGTAAAATCAATTTTAGCTAAAGTTTTAAATTCAAAAAATTTCTGCATTTTTTAACCATAAATAAGCACTTGTAAACCTTGAATCAGATAAAAATGTACTTGGTTCTGAAGTAGTGCCATCAAAATTAATTCCAAATCGATTTTCAATCATATTCAAAACTGCTTTCAATCTTATCGCTGGGAATAATTCGTTATATCTTATTGGATTTGCTATAGTAGAAATATCATCACTACCCCCTTTACCATAATTCCAGTATCTATTTGAAGATATTAAAGGAAACATTATATCTTGACTTGGTTCAGCTTCTACAACTTTATCCCTTACAATTGAAGCAGTATATTCAAAATCATAAGTAGTATCTGTTAAATCTTTTAAATATAAACCATTAAATTTATCTTTTAAATTTCCTAATGCTCCGATAAAAGTAATACTATAATCTTGTGGTTGTCCATCTTTTACATTGCAACTTTCTAATTGTATCTTACCACTTCTAAATGGTATTGTGTCTATTTCAATATATGCATCAGCTTTAACTAATGTACTAAATCCGTTATCATTTGAATTTTCGTACCAATGTCTGAATATTTTATTATTTTGTTTTGATGCAGGAACTGTAAATGTTTGACTAAAATCCGTAAAAGTTTTGCTTATATCATTCACATTTTGAATAGAACTATTAACAGATATTTTTTCATCGTTAAATAATTCTACTCTATTGTATTCTAATGTAACTGAATCTTTAATATATATACCAACTACTATCATACAACATCATTTATAAGGTTATAAGCGTATTCAAAATCTATTTCATAGTTTATCAATCTATCTTTTAAACTTGTCTTTAAATCGCTTCCTTGTGTCTTTACAGTTACAGGTTTACCATCTAATAAAATAGTTTCAGATAATAATAAATCAGTTATCAATTCTGAATAATTTTCATCAACAAATCCTGTATTTAATTTTACAGTTTGTGTTCCATTTATGTTAAATGATTTTACTTGTCCTTTAGATGTGTTATAGTTTACTGCACTTGGCATTAATTTATAATCTGTTCCTTTTACTGAAACTGTATTAGTTTGTTGTTTAAAGAATGTTAAAAATTCCCAACCACCATATCTATTTATAAATGTACATTCAACAGGTGTATATTTACATTCTTCAACAGATAAAACATCAAATCCTGAATATTGTAATAAAACATTTGAACTATTTTTTAATGATATTCCTACTGCACAACCATCTGCAAAATTTACATTATTTGGATATTGAGTTAATAATATTTTTAAATTATAAATACCTGTTAATCCTGTAATATTTTCTGTAACACTTAAAGTTTGAGCTAAATTAAAATATGTTACTTCTACTTTACCACCTGATGGTATATCAACTATATAATTAACATATCCTTTTGATGTTGATGATGTTTTTAATATATTTTTCTTTATTAATCCATTAGATAAAATACCACTACTATAATTATCTATTATACTATTAGCACCATCACTATAATTATTAAATCCATTTACACCTACATATTGTATTGTATCTAATAAAGTATAAGTAGTTCCAACTAATTTATATCTTTTAACTTGAAATTTTACCCATTCATTATTATCTTCATAAGTAGTTAGTATTCCGCTTACTTTTGTTGGCTTTATATTATCTATAAACTCTTTAACATAATTTGAAATATTATAAGTATTGCTTGTTTGTATTGCACTTGGTATTGATTTTGATAAAGAATAAAACCCTGTTCCTGATGTAGGATAAGAACTTCCATTCCATATAGATAACTCTATTTTACTTCCTATTTGTAAAGTTTCATTTACTTCAATTATAAACGGACTTCTTACTTTTACTACTTTCATATTGTATGGTATATTGTGTCAATCAATTCTTCATCTATATAAATCTCTTCTTTGCAATCCCATAAAATTACGTATTGACTTGAATCTATTATATTTTGTGACTCTATTACAAACGTAGGAATTTCATCTTCTCCTTTATAAATTTTTACTATGTTCATTTTATATCTTTTAAATTATAATCTACCATTGTTTCAACATCTTGCCCAAATGCTTTTATTAAATCTACATCTATATACTTTTTATATCCTGCTTCAAATGGTTTAGTGAAAAATAAAGAAGGTTTAATTCCATTCATAAATATGCTTCTTGCTATTGCGTATTGTAAACCTTTTCTTGATTGAAATTCTCCTTTAGCGTTTCTTGGTGCAATACCTTTTTTTACTATCCATTTGTCAAATGCTTTTGCAGGAGGCATTTTATTTTTATAACTATATGGTGTATTGTATTTTTTAATCTTACCAGAAACTCCTTTATCCTGATAAACACCATAATCAACCATAGAAAACCCAACTATGTTAAATCCATTTTCACTTACAATTTCACCTTTAATAGAATTATAAAGTTCTTTAGAACTATTCTTTCCACCTTTAGTTAAATTACTTCTTGATTGTTGGATAACATAATCTCTAAACTTAATTAAAGTCTTTTGAACTTCTAACATTTGCTCATTTCGTTTTGAATTACCATATCAAAAGTAACAGTTACTCCTGCTAATTTATTTTCAAATCTTTCTGTAAAAAATTCACAAGATGGTGTTCCTGCTAATTCATAATCATCTCCAAATTTACCCATTCGTAATACTTCCAAGAATCTATTAACTACCATTAATTGCGTATTTAAAACATCTTGTTCATTGTCATTACCTAAAAATATATCAGTTGTTAATGATTTACTTTCATCTACAATATCCATACATAATATAGATACATTGTAATTCCAAGTTGAACCTAAATAAGTTGCTGAATTAATTATAATGTGACTCAAAGGAAAGATTGTAAGTTTGTTTAAATCAACTTTAAATATATCTCCTATAGTAACTGTGTTTACAAATAAATCTTCCTTTAATTGATTCTTAATTGCTTGTGTTATTTCGTAATAATGTGATGTCATCTATTTTGTCTTTTAATTAAATCAGCTTCTATTTTATTCTTTTCTTTTTCGAATGTTAGATATGTTAAACATTGATTAATTGGTAATCTTGTAACTGCGTCAAATCTGTTAAGGTCTCCTTGAGCAATAGCATAGATTGAACTATACCATCCCCATTTTTGTCCGAAGTTTGCTGTTGCAGAATATTCTGTACCTCCGTGTCCTTCTCCAAATAAGCTATCGTAGCTTTCAATAATTCGTTGCCTAAACGATAAAAAAAAACCGTAGCACCTAAA